TCTCTTTCGACCAGTCCGGCTAATCAGGTAGCTCATGCCGCCAATCTCTTTCCAACAGAGCTTGACGAGATGAGCTACAACTTTTTAGCCACCAAGAAGCCTTTGCTGCGGATCAAACCGTGGTTAAAGGCAGACCTAGCCGACCATACTATTGATACTGGCCTCCTCAATCCTTATCAGTTTGCAAATACTGGTGGGGGTGCACTCTTTTGCGCACCTTTCACCTATCTTGCACTCCAGCATAAGTATTGGCGAGGAAACTTCGATTTTAGATTTAAGGTAGCCAAGACAGCTTTCCATTCGGGGAAGCTACAATTCTACTTCACACCATCATCGAATTCACAGACATTATCAATAAATTCACATTACAACATCATATGGGACCTGAAGGATTCAGATACTCTGGAGATTTCTATCCCATATACTGCCAACAGGGAATTTCTACTCACAGTAGATAATCCCACACTACCATCTTCATATTTTGGAACATGGGGACTGCGCGTTCATACCCCGCTTGTTGCTCCGGAGACGGTTGCTCAGACTATTCACGTTCTTACGTTCGTGAGCATGTCTGACTCCATCTTTGCAGTGCCTTGCTTCAGGTATATCGCCCAGCGCCCAATCACATCACTCACTGTCCAGTCAACTCCTGACGTAGCGCAAGTGGGCATGCTGGATAAAGATGACCCGTGCACTACGCGCGATGACTCTGATTGCCACTGCCCTATGCTCTTCGACAAGAAGACTGGATCACTCCAACCTACGGTCGTGTGCATTGGTGAACACGTGTGTTCACTCCGTGCCATGACTCGTAGATCAGTACCCGACATGAGCTTCAGTGTTCTCAACACTCAAGCTTATCGTTATTCACCTCATTACTTTTCGCCACGCAACAGATTAGACTTACTCGCACAAATTTCTTCACTTTACAGATTTCAACGCGGGAGCATCAGGCACAAGTTCTTTGCTATGACATTGACTGGCGCTGGGTTACCCTACGGTACATTCTACGTTCAACGGTATCAGCCCAGTATGGATGTCTTTGACTTCCAACCTGCGCCGATAAACGGAATGGGAGTGTCCGTGGATTCACCCTGCGCCATGCAGTGCATGGCATCTAACCATGTGCTTGAGGTTTCTTATCCATTCGCTCAAGCTACACCCTTCCTCATTAACGGCTTACCTGTTAATGGGGAGGAACCTAACACCTACGTCTTTGGTTCCACGGCCGCGTGCAAGTTTACCTGCTGTACCTCAGCAGGAGACGACCACACGTTCGCTGGATTCCAGGGAATACCACCGATGGTTTATCAGAACGCCAACCTTGTGGTTTCGACAGCAACTCGAGCCATGAGTACGGTTACTACTAACCCATCTTAGATCACAACACCTATACCATCACTATCTAGCATTAACATCTTCTC